TTGCAAGGTCTAAAAGACCTACTAACACATCAACGGTTTTAACTATTATCTGTGCTAATTTTGCTATATCTGTAAGTGCATTAACCATTGTTACTAAAACACTTTCTGATTTATCTGCATGACCTGTTGTGTCAGCTATTGCTTGCATTAAATGGCCTAACTCAACAGCAAGTTCTTCCAAAGCAGGAGCAACAGCTTTACCTAAACTTATCATGGCATTTCCTAATCTGCTCCAATCTAAATTTGCAAATGCTTTCCCTAATGTAATCAATGCAGGGCCAGCAGCACGAAGCGCATTAGCAAATGCCTCTCCTGCTCTTATCATTCCAGCACTCAACATTGCCATAAATTGTTGTTTAACAAAATCTAATGTTCCAGTCATCTTTTTGTATGCTGCATCTGTGGCTCCTGCTTTTTTTCCCATTTCAGCCATTTGCCCAGCTAAACCTTTACCTCCATCAGCAGCTAAAATTAAAGCCGCATTTCCAGCCTCAACACCTCTAAATAAATCAGACAGTCTTTTATTATTTAGCTCGGCATCTTTAGCCATCATTTGTAATGCCTGATTTATATTTCCTCCTGCTTTAATAAAAGCAGGAAAAGATTTTCCAGAAATCCTTTCAAAATTATCTGCTGCTTTAGAACCTGCTTTTCCTAAATCTGCGAATAATGCTTTTAATGCTGTACCTGTTTCTGCTGATTTATTTGGTCCCATTGCCTTTGTCATTTCTGCAAAAGCAGCAGCAACATCATCAAATTTAATCCCTAAAGACGCTGCAATAGGAGTAACTTTTCCTATATTTGCAGCAAGCTCTGGCATTGTTGTTACACCATTTTTAATAGTTGTGAAAAGTGCATCAGAAACTTCTCCTGCTTTTTCTGCTGGAAGTTTATAACCATTTAAAACAGTAGTTAAAGCCCCTACAGCTTCTTCTGTTGTAGCAACACCTGCTTTTGCAGCCTTTGTAGCAGTAGCTAAAAAATCCATTACATTCTCTTTTGGAATTCCTGCTGATAATGCGTTGTATAAAGAGGGAATCATTTCTTCTGGAAGAACTCCTAACTCTGCTGACAATTTCAAAACATCTTGCCGCATAGAATTGAATGCTTTTTTGCTTGTATCAGGTAAAAGAGTAAAAACTTCTGCCATTCCCTTTTCAAACACAGCAAATTCTTTTACAGATGCGGAGGCAAATTTTGCTGTGGCAGCTACAGCAACAGCTACAGCAGCAGCTAGAGCAGCAAACGCAGCAGTAGCAAGCCCAATAGCTGCGGCAATACCTTTTCCGCCCATCATTGCTCCTAATTTAGTTTTTTCTAATCCCTTTGTTAAGCCTTCGGAGTCGAGACCTAAAAAAGCTGTCATTGAAAATTTACTCATCTTTATTGCCTTCTAACTTGGACATTTCTTCCATGAATTCTGCTTTAACTCTATCAGCATTTCTCTGCCAATTCAAAACTGCTCCCGCTTTTCTATGAGCAATATGTTTACTGTAAGTTAATGCTCTCTTTATAGGTAAATTCAAAATTTGATCTTCACTCCAATTATATTCAGATGCTAAAAGATCAATAATTATCCCAACCCAATCTGAATTTTGAGATGTAGATTTAGAATCTGAATCAGAAAAATTTAATTGATTCTCAAAAAACAGTCTAACATCAATAAGAAAAGCCTCCGCATTGTCCATGCGGAGACTTTCTTTAAAATTTTTATACGCTTGAGGATTTTTTTCTGTAAAATCTACAGATAGAACCCAACAAAAAGTATAAATGTCTTCTTCTGTTAATTCGCCTTTGTTAAGAAACGGATGCGAAATAGCATCTAGCATTAAGTATTTTTTAATACTTAAAGGACAAAGCCAAATGCTGCCAACTTTTTCAGGTGCATCTAAAAATACTTCCTGAGAATCTTTTCTATCTTGCTCTTTAGCAGCTTCGAGCTTTGGCTGATATTCAGCCCATAGCTCTTGTGCGTTCATCTAACTATTAATTAATTTTTTCGTATCCAGAAACAGAGCATTTAGCATAGTCTCCTTGTGTTTGAGCATCGCCAACTTCTGTTAAAACAAAAGTTAATTGATTTCGCCCAGCAGCTAATACCATTTCATGTCCGATCTGAGGATTAGCAGTAGATGAAGTTGCGTATTGGAGTGTTGCAGAAAATTCTACACGTTGCGGAACAGTAGTTGAACCTAGTGGTTCTCCATTTGCGTCATTAATATCTACACGATTTCCCGCGTAGGTGAAGTTCATATCTTCTGCCACATAAGTAACAGAGTTAATAGTTACAGGAGATACTTCAATCCCGAAACTTTGTGTGCCATCTGATGTAATAGCCATTTATTTTTCCTTTTGTTTAGTTCGTTATACTTTTAGTTATTTGTCCCATTTTAACTGGGCCACGCATCTTCTCTAATTGCTAAAATCAAAGAATACGAAAGAACACTTACATTAAAATCTCCATCAGTATCAAAAGATGTTTGATCTGGGCTAATATGATTTACTGTAAATAAATTTAATGCTGGCCCATACTCATAAGATTGAACTCGAAACATATTTGCTCCGAGTTGATTAAATTCAAAATTATTTGTTAATAGCAGTTGAGTATCTGAGGTAACAGTTGCAACTGTATTGGTTTCTGTTCCTGCACTTGATACAAATTTTATTGTATCACCTACTGCTATTTCACTGGTGAATGCTGCACCTGAAGCTATACAATTATTTGTTGGGCTTGATGTTGCTGCTGTTACTGTGCCTGTCAGTTGAGGCGTTCCAGTTTGAGGAGTAGAATCAAAAATAGAGGAAGATAATGCTAAAGCTGTTCTGCAAGTAGCCCTTGCTTCTGCATGATTTGCTTGTTTTTGAGCATTATCAGTTATGATTGTTATGTTAAATGTGCCTGTGTAATTTTTGAAATCAAATGTGCTAGGAGAAGAACCTCCTCCTCTTGTGGCAGCTATTTCATTAGATGCTCCTAGCTCAAATTTGCATTCTACTCTTGGAGTAGTTAATTCAGATTCGCTTAAAGTTCTAACTACTGAAAAATCTGATAAATTATCCGCGAAAGCAGTTGTTATATTTGCAACAGCAGCTTTTTCTAACGCTGTTTCAAAATCAAAGCATTGCCATAATTTAGAAGCAGCCATTAGTCTGATGCGCTCCTATCAACACAATCTAATCTTAATGATGAATGAGATGGGTCTTTTTTGATTTCCATAACTTTATATTCATCAGTGCCTATGCTGAAAACCCAACCCTTTTCTGGGTAGGTAGAAAGGCCAACTAGATTAATAAAAAAAGTAGCATCAACTTCAACTTGCCTACCTGTATCTGTTACAACAAAAGCTAGTGTGCTTCCTGTTCTTGTAGCAGAAAAAGTGGTTCCAGATTGGGCAGTAGGCAAAATGACAGTAAGAGTCTCGCCAAAATCATTAATGGCGTGATTCATATCTAAAGAAAGCTGGCTATTTGTAATTGATGCCATTTTAAATAGGGGGAGTAGCCCAAATTGGCTACTCCCCTTTGTTCTCCACCCAACTAGGCTCCTGTGATTTTCTCTGCAGCAAGCGTGTTGCAGATTAACTCATCAGTCATCATCCGAACGCGAACCACATTAGCAGGGGGCTGCTCAGTGCGGAATGTTTCGGCGACGAATGCCCCACTTTGTCGGCCTGTATAAAACAAGGTGCGACCAATTCCATTATTGCTCAGAGGGCCACTTGCAACTGCACCGACATAAAAGTCGCTGTCAGACCAAATCTTAGTGCGTGAAGCAGATTGGCCCTTTTTAGCTGCATTGTAACGACTGTTACAAATAATGATTCCATCAACACCAAGAACTCTAGCAACTTGATCTTGGCCAAAGCTCAAAGCTCCGCTGCCGTTAATCAAAGAACGCATATCATCAGTTTGAACCATCTCTTGATAGAGACTAGATTCAATGATGAGTTGAATTCCCGTGAAAATTCCATTCGCGTTAAGACGCTGAACAGCATTATTCACATCGTTGATTGGTGTAGCACCAGAGGCATTGCTGAACGCAGCAGTAGCGGCTGTGCTGTTAAAAGAAGCACCACTAATTGCATTTGCAACACGAAGCTCATGACCAACCATAAGGTTGCGAGCGATATTGCGAGAAGCAGCAGCAACAATATCAAATTGCGCGTCAGACTCGATCTCAGCAATAGATAAATCATCTAAAGATTGCTCCACACCATACTCTTGGCAAGTATAAGTAGCAGATTCAATCTCAGATGAGGTGTTAGCAAAATTAGCACCAGCAGCACGGGGCTTGCTAATATCATTATCAAACTGATTTGCTTTCACCACAACATATTCACCTGCTTTAGTGCCAGTAGCTAAAAGAGGAAGAATTTGAGAACCAACAAATTGTTGATCCTGCACTTCGTTTAAAGCTTCAGCAACTACAGGCTGAAATGTAGCAGAACTAGAAATAAAATAACTCATTCTTTATATCTCCTTGTATTAATAGTAAACAACAACTTCGATCACATCTCCATCAGCGGCAGATGCGGTCATTGCATATCCAATTTTATGATTAGAGGAATCAGTTCCAACTTTTCCACTTCCGTCAGTGTAAACAATCGCTCCAACAGCGATAGTGTCTCCACCAGCTAGAACTTCTACGCTTCCAGAGGCATTAAGCAGCTTTACAGCACCATAACCACTGGCAGCAATATCTTCCAATGTAACTCCACAAACAGCGTCAGTGTTATTATCACCTGCTACGCTAATTTGCCCATTACTATCCACCTTTACCAAGGAATATGCTGCGATTGCCACAGCAGTTGCTTGGAAAGTACGACTACTATTATTAAATGTAGTATCTCCCATTTTTTTTCCTATTGTTTAAGTCCAAACAGTTCTTTGTTTTCTTTCGCAACTTCAATATGAGCAGTAAAGCGATCATTTTCAGGATTTTCGCTTAAATGCTTTTCAATCAGTTGCTTTTTTAACTCAGATTTGCTAATCGGTGCAGCATTATCACCTTCACCGATAGGCTCCTCACCGCCAAAAATTGATTTCAAGGCACTGATAGTGCGCTCTAATTCAGCAATTTTCTTCTCTTGACCTTCAATCAATTCAAATTGAATGTTCATTTTTTCAGATAAAGAAACTTCTTCTTCCGAGGGTTTTTCTTCCTCTTCTTCAGAATCCTCCTCTTCTTCTTCTTCAATCTCCTCAGAGTCAACCTCTTCGGCAACAGGTTCCTCAGTTTCAACTTCTTCCGCCACAGCTTTAACTTCCTCCACTACAGCTTCTTCAGTTTCTACTTCAGGTTCCAGAACAGCCTCTTCAGAGAATTCCTTGCTTTTCTTTACTTTTTTAGCAGGTTTTTCTTCAGCAACTTCTGGTTTTGCTTGTTGTTGATTTTCCTCTGCTTCACGCCTTTCTTTTTCGGCAGAAGCTGATTCGCTTAATTCCATATCTTTTTCTTTCATATTATATGTAGGTTTGTCCCAATTTTCGCTAAACAAAGAATTCGTAGCTGCTGGACTATCTACAAAATCAGCACTAGAAATCTCAGTCGGAATGATTGTAGGTAGATCATAGAAAGCATTTTCAGGTTTGGAACTAAAGCCATTGAATTCCTCATCACCTTCTTCTGTTTCCCACAACAAATTACCTTCAAAAACTATAGAAATTCCAAAAGAATTAGGCATTTTTTCAGCTAAATCAAAAAGCCTATCATATTTTTCTGGCTCATCTTCTTTCCAGCTATTAAATGCTTCAAATTTTTGAGCGCGAATTTTCTCACCATCACGATAAAATCCCTCAAATGCTCCTATTTCATTCAGTAAGCGGTCTTTAAAGGCGTCCCTGTGTGTTATGTAAGCAGGGATGATTTCATCGCTTAGAATGGAAGATGCAGTAGCTATAGAGCGATTTGTTACCATCATTCTATGCCCTTTTGCTTCCCCTGCTTCAATTATAACTATATCGCGTAAAACTCCGCTCTCACGATCTACATTTTGAATTGATGCTTCAAAAGTTAACCTATTTTTTCCTTCTGACATTTTTTTTGCCTCCTTATCTCTAATTCGTTTTGCCCATTTCTGCCCTGCATCTCCTCCCCATAACGCCCAAGCAATTCTGCCATTTGATGGATAGCCTTTTTCTCCTCGGCGGAATCCTTCTGCACCCTTGCTTGCTTTTTCATGGCGAGAAAAGAAACTGTGCATTCTTTTTACGACAGAAAGGGATAAATTTGATTTATTAGCTATTTGCCTTGCTCTTACAGCCCCAACACGAGTGCCACCTCTTCCATGCTCTTTTTTCCAAGCAATTCCACGCCTAGCCTCAGAAGCCATTGCGTCAGTTGGAACAAAAGGTGGCATTAATCTGATTTTTTAGGGCTTTCAGGTTTTTGCTTTTCCTTTTTAACTGGTTTCATTGGGATAGCTTCACCTTCGTTTTCTAATTGCTGTTGCTCAGAAGTGCTTAATTTAAGAAAATTAGCTTCTGTCTTTTGGTCTAAATATCTTTGTAATCTAGCTGTCATTTTTAATTTCTCCATTATCCATATCTAAAAGATCAAGGTAATTTGCGCTTTGGCTAACACTTCCTGAAGGATTAAATAATTCGCGCCAATCACTTATATCATATTTTTCAGCTAATTCTTTAGCTGTTACAATATTTTTAGCCTTTTGCTCTAAAACACTTGAAGCCGTACTCCCAAATTGTGAAGCAATATCATCTAAAGATTGCGCTCCCATAGATACATAAGTTGAATCTGCCCTAACTTGAGCAGCTTTATTTACCCAACGAAAAGCAGGTTTTTGCCACCTTACTCTTGTCACATCTACATCCGCTGGGATGTTTATTTTTCCTTCAGAAATCCATAAGCCTAATTTCCATTTGTAAATTTTATTAAGAAAATATACTAAACGCCTTTGATTTTCTTCTATTGCAGCTTGATATTGTAAAATCAAACCCTGTGAGGCACTGAATGAAGATTCTCCAATAGTTGACATTATCATCTCTACAGGAATTCCTACAGCAGCCCCAACTTTTCTGAGGTGATACATACAGAAATCAATTCCATCCACGTTAGGTCTGCCTGAACTTGAAATTGTCTGAATATCCTCATTCGGCTCTAAATAATGGAATTTGCCAGCTTCAAATCTTTCTAACCTACCAACTTCATCTTGCAAATTTTCTTCAAGCCTATTTGCTAATTCAAATTGGACACTATCATTTCGCTTAATTACAGCAGATAAACTGGCTGAAACCTTTGCGGAAATCATTTCTATTGATTCATATTCTTTAATATCCTGCAATGAATTCACACAGGGAGCTAATTCTGGAACTCCTCTATATTGATTTGGCCTCATCCTCTTATAAAAGAGGCAAAAACTTTTAGCAGGAACTTGAGTGAAATTAGTTAATGCTCCATTGATCCTGTCTGCGATTTCATAAAAAACAGGTTGGCCTTTTTTCCCTACAATTACGCCATTTTTATTATTAGAAGCCTCAGAAGAAACATAGGTGCTGCTACTAATTCTATCACCCTCAATAACCTGTAAATAACCACCTTTTGTAAAAACAACTCCAATATCGCCAAAGGTAAGAGTTGAATCTATGACCTCCTGTTGAAGCTCACAGAAATCCATTTGCCTTGTTATTTCAGGATATTCGCTCCATTTATGCCATAAATCACTAATCTGCTTATCTAAATCCTCATTTCCAGTAGCAGGTTGAGGTAAAATTCCAGAACCAACAACATCTGTTTTTCTTAGCCTAGAAATAGCTTTTACTACAGGATCATTTCGCTTGAAATTAAGCAATGTGCTAATAAGCCTTTCACGATCATATCCTTGAATTTCTATCTCTTCGGACCGAATCGGCTCAAGACCCCTAATTTTTCTTGAGCGAGTATTTAAGATGGCATCATAGCCAAAGGCTATTTGTAATGCTGTTTTAGCTCTTTGAAACAGATTCATATTAAGACCACTGTTGTAAATCTAACCTATTCGACCCTAAAGCTTTAGTTGAACTTGTCTGCAAACAGATTAAGCGAGTTAATCTGTTGATTTCAGACCAAATCTCAGCACGATCCTCATAAGTGAACATTCTATCAGAAAGCTGATAGCTTTTCGTAGGGTTCGTGGTCAACGTCTGGTACGCTGTCACTAGATTATCTCGCAGAGTAGTTAAATCTGCTACTGATATATTTGCTGCCATCTACCTATAGTATTTTGTCCCACTTCGCTAAAAAAAGGGGCCGAAGCCCCTTGGTTTTTAGATTTATTAGTTTGAGTAACACAGATCAAGAATTAATTTTTCACCATTTTCGGTGAATCCGATGCAATCGCCATCGGCCCAAACTAATCCTTTTTTAACCAAAGAACTTACACAGCCAGATAAGCTCTTGCGATTTTCAAAAGAATTGATGATTTCATTTAGGTCATCAGTATAAACAGGAGTATGGTCAACAGAACCATCCTTGAGAAGCTTGGGTTGTTTTCCATTAGGCTGATATTCATTTAAGGCGATTCCCTTTATGGTGATTTGTTCCATCTCGGTGAGGTCGGTTAGGTTTTGGATTTGGTTTGTCATGTCAGTGTTATTAATCATGAGTAGATACTAACCACTCTCGCTTACCTGTAAACAAAAAAAGCTATTTTTTTTTACTTTTTTTCTAAATAATCCATGAGATTCGTTTCAGGTTTATATGCTAATACTTTCTTGGCTAATGAAATATCAGCTAAAGTATGCCTAGCTTCGCCAAATCTGATAGGAGTGTGCAAAATCTTGTCAGAAATCGTTTTTGCCACTTCAATAATCGGGTATGATTTACCATACCCAATATTAAAAACGGCTCCTCTGTAATCCTCGGGACAATTTTTTGCAGCAATATTGGCATTTATTACATCACTGACATGAGTGAAATCTCTTGTCTGTTTTCCATCACCTACAACAGTTAAATTTTCTCCTTCAGCTTTTTGCTTTAGAAAAAGCCCTATAACTGTAGCGTATTCGCCTCTCAAAGGCTGTCTATCTCCATAAACATTAAAATACCTCAAAGAAACAGTAGGCAAACCTAATTGAGCATAAACTTTGCATAGATTCTCACTGGCTAATTTGCTTACAGAATATGGAGTTAAACAATCTGACCTATTTGTTTCATGCAATGGCCCTGCTGTTTGTGTTTTTCCGTAAATTGACGAGGTAGAACTAAAAATAAAATTCTTAACAGAATATTTTTTAGATAATTCTAATAGATTATGCGTTCCTATATAGTTGGTTCTAGATGTTTTTAAAGGATCATGTAATGAAATCTGTATCCTAGACTGAGCAGCTAAATGATATACATAATCAAATTTGTATTTTTCAAAAATAAGATTTAAATATTCTGAGCTACAAATATCAAAGCAAAGGTTTTCTGCCTTTCTATTCTCAAAGAAAATATGATTAGAAACCGCTGATTTATTATCTACACAAATAACCTTGTGACCTTCTGATATTAGGCGATCTACTAAATGGCTACCAATAAATCCTGCACCACCTGTAACTAAAATATTGCTCATTTTTTAACAGATTTAAATAGGAATCCTGTTATTTCTTCCATTGAATCAGCATAACCTTCTTTAATTAATTTTCTAATAGTTGTGCCTGACCCTTTAATTGCAGCGTTAACTTGCTTTAAGCCTCTTACATGAGGGTTAAGCATATTTCTCGATGTGCTTCTTATTAAATAACCTTTTCTCTTTTCATCTTTTATTTCTACACCTCTAGTTAATCTTTGAAATTTTGCTCCAGTTGATTGCCAAGCAAGCCTTAATTGGGTTCTTTCGTGAAAATGACCTACAGGCAATTTAAGATTTAATGCTACCCCAAAAAATCC